TAAATAAAGATGCTTGTAGTGTAGAAGGAGCTAATAAATTTCAAGATAAATTTACAAAAATAGATAATAGATTAAAAATAATAGAAAATCAAACTAGTAGTGCCTTAGATACTCTTCAATCAGTAGAAGATAAAATGAATGATATTATTAATGAAGCTGGTAGTGGACCAATAGGAAAAATCAAAACAACATCAGATGCTTTAAGAAATATAGTTCAAATATTTGAATATATAATAACGTTATCTCCCTTATTATTTTTAGCAAATTCAGGACCTACAAGCTCCGGAGCTATACAAGATCAAATAACTGAAAAAAGAGATACAGCTAAATCTAAAGTAGGAGAATATTTAGCTTTATTTGCTACTATACCTTTTATAATAACTCATTTTAAAACTCAAGCAGGAGAAGTAATAACCCCTCTAACTGGATTAAAAAATAAAATTCAATTTATAAAAAATGAAGTAATTAAGTTAAGATTATATATAAGAAGTCTCTTATTATCTTATGAACAACGATGTGATACTTTTGTAAATGATCCTAATAATAATGATAATCCAGATCCAACTACTAATCTTTCTGATTTAGATAAATTATTACAACTTTTACAACAACAATATAGTGATGTTTATAATCAGTTAATAAGTTCTGGAAATACACTAGCTATTCAACGAATTTATACTATTAATGAAAATCTTGAAGAAGATTTTAATATTAGTTTTAAAACTATTAACCCACAACAAGGAGAAGGATCAGATTACCCAGGAAATGGTTAATAAATGGATAAAAACAAAAAAAACTTATATTTATAACTAAAATAACATAATATGAAAGCAAAAACATTTGAAAATCTAATTAGAAAAGTAGTTAGAGAAGAAATAGATTATGCATTACGAAGAGAAATTAAATCACTTAAAGAAGATTTACGTGATGAATTAAAACCAACTATAACAGAACATTCAGAAAAATTAATTGAAGTTCCTCAAAAATCATCTTTGAAAGAAAAAATAATGGGTAAATCATCATTAAAACCAAAATCATTCAAAAAACAAAATTTTGTAGGGAATTCTACTTTAAATGATTTATTAAACGAAACAGCTGCGGGAGATACAAACACACAATCATCTATGGCTCCTGCTAGTTTAGCTAAACCATTTGCTTCTGGAGCCCCTTTACCCATGGATACAGCAGGCATGCCTACTGAAGTAGCTAATGCAGTTACAAGAGACTATAGTGATTTAATGAAAGCAATAGATAAAAAAAAGAATAAATAATGCCTATAATAAAAGGAATAAGAAGAATTAACCCCTTAGATCTTAACAAAAATGTTACGATAGGGGTAGCTTTTCCTTTAGATGAAACTAACATGTTTTCAGGTACAGAAACAGTAGAAGACCAAAATAGAGCTAATCTTATTAGTATTTTATTAACACAACCTGGAGAAAGAGTAGGAGAAGGTCTTGAAGATTTTGGCGTTGGAGTAAAAAATTTATTATTTGAATCAAATATTGATTTAACATTTTTAAAAGAAAAAATTCAAACACAAGTATCTAGATTTTTAGGTAATATACAAATTAGAGATATATCAACGGGTTTATCAGAAGATAAACATACAGCTTTTATAGGTATAACATATAGATCTATTTTAGATAATCAAGAAGATTCAATACAATTAAACTTTAATTAATGGCTTATAATAAAATATTAAATACACCTAAAGAAAAAGAAATAAAATATCTAAGTAAAGATTTTAATTCATTTAAGAATAATCTTATTGAATTTTCTCAAACTTATTTTCCAGAAAACTTTAATGATTTTAGTGAAGGAAATCCGGGAATGATGTTTTTAGAAATGGCAGCATATGTAGGAGATATTTTATCTTTTTATACAGATAACCAAATTCAAGAAACATTCTTATCTACTGCTCAGGATAAAGAAAATCTATATAATTTAGCATATGCTATGGGATATACACCAAAAACTACATCAGCAGCTAGTGTTAATTTAGATATATCTCAATTAGTACCTTCTAAATTAGTAGGAGGTTCTTATGTACCCGATTATGATTATGCATTAATTGTAAGAGCTAATTCTACTTTTAATTCTACTGAGGAAGCAACTTTTTATATAGACCAAGATGTAGATTTTACATATTCTTCTTCTTTAAGTGATGTAAATATAAGTATATATCAATATGATGGTTCAAATAATCCAGAATATTTTTTATTAAAAAAATCAGTATCAGCAATATCTGGTGAAACTAAAAGCCAAAATTTTGCTATAGGAGATCCCGAAAGATTTAAAACATTAACTTTATTTGATACTAATATAGTATCAATAGAATCAATAGTAGATTCAGATGGAAATGAATATTATGAAGTCCCTTATTTAGCTCAAGATACTATTTTTGAACAAATATCAAATACAGCAGCTAATGATCCTACTTTACAACAATATAATAATGAAACACCTTATTTAATTAAATTAAAAAAAGTACCTAGACGTTTTATTACAAGAGTAAAACCAAATAATCAATTAGAAATTCAATTTGGAGCAGGTATAAGTGATAAAGCAGATGAACAAATAATTCCTAATCCAGATAATATAGGATTAGGAATAAAAGATGGTAGATCTAAATTAGATAAAGCTTATGATCCTTCTAATTTTTTATACACAAAATCTTATGGACAAGTTCCTTCAAACACAACATTAACAGTAACTTATGTAGTAGGAGGAGGATTATCTTCTAACGTAAATAGTAATACAATTACAGAAACAGGAACTTTATCTATTACTAATAAACCAAATTTAAACACAGGGATGTTAAATTTTGTTAAAAGTTCTATTACATCTACAAACATAGAAGCAGCTAAAGGAGGAGGAGCAGGAGATAGTATAGAAGATGTTAGACAAAATGCTATAGCAGCTTTTTCAACCCAAAATAGAACTGTAACTAAAGAAGATTATATTATTAGAACTTTATCTATGCCTCCACAGTTTGGAAGTGTAGCTAAGGCTTATATAGTACAAGATGATCAAATATCTCCTTTATCTACTGAACCAAATCGTATACCTAATCCCTTAGCTTTAAATTTATATACATTAGGATATGATATTAATAAAAAATTATCAGTACTAAATACAGCTACAAAAACTAATTTAGCTACATATTTAGAACAACATAGAATGTTAACAGATGCTATTAATATTAAAGATGCATTTATTATAAATTTAGCGTTAGATTTTGAAATAACTACTTTTAAAAATTATAATAATGAAAGAGTATTACTTCAATGCATTACTGAATTAAAAAATTATTTTAATGTAGATAAATGGCAAATAAATCAACCAATTATAATATCTGATATTAAAAATTTAATAGGAACAGTAGATGGAGTACAAACAGTAGAAACAGTAGAATTTACAAATAAAAATGGTCTTATAAATGGGTATTCACAATATATTTATCCGGTTAATTTAGCTCTTAGAAATGAGGTACTTTATCCTTCATTAGATCCTAGTATATTTGAAATTAAATACCCTGACACAGATATTAAAGGACGAGTAACAACATATTAAAATGGCATATTATTTTTTATTTCCAGAAATAGATACAACTTTATATAGTCACCCTGATAGAAAAGAAATGAACGCAGGAAGTGATGAACTTTTAGAAATAGTTAAAGAAAGAGGAACAACAAATAACATATTATACCCTTCAAGAATTATAGTAAAATTTAAAAATGAAGAAATAAAAAGTGTTATTAGTGATACAATAGGATCTGATGTTTTTAATGCATCAGGATCTGTTAACTTACAATTAACATCAGCAGAATCTAAAAATATAGCAGGAAATATAAATTTAAATTTATTTGCTATTTCTCAATCATGGGATGAAGGTACTGGTAGATATACTAATTTACCTTCAAGTTCAAATGGAGCAAGTTGGAGATTTAGACATAATACAACAGTATCAACTGAATGGACTACTTCAAGTTTTGGAGCAGGATCAACAGGATCTGTAGAAAATTCTACTCAATTAACTCAGGGAGGAGGAGTATGGTACACAGGTAGTGGTTTTACTTCAACACAGCAATTTTTAGTAGGAGACTCATTAGATACAAACTTTGATGTAACTACAATAGTAAAAAAATTCTCTTCAAGTTTATTTGCTAATGAAGTTTACCCTACAGGTATAGAAAATAATGGATTTTTAGTTAAAAAACCAAAAACCATAGAAGAAAATATATCTTCTAGTTTTGGAGAATTACAATATTTTTCTGTAGATACTCATACTATACATCCACCTAAACTATGTTTTAAATGGGATGATTCTGTTTATAGATCTGGGCAATTTGATAATAGTTTAATTAAAAGAACAGGAGAATTAAGTGTAAGTTTATATAGAAATAAACAAGAATATAATCAAAATGATGAAGCATTTTTTAGAATACATGTAAGAGATAAATATCCTATAAGAACATTTACTACATCTTCTAATTATTTACAACTAGGTTTTTTTAAGTCAACTAGTTTTTATAGTGTAAGAGATGCACATACAGAACAAGAAATTATCCCATTTGATGAAAATAATACTAAACTAAGTGCAGATTCTGAAGGAATGTTTTTTAGATTATATATGAAAGGATTCCAACCTGAAAGATATTATCGTATTTTATTTAAACACGTAAACGATGAAAACACAATAATTTATGATGATGATTATTTCTTTAAAGTTGTTAGATAATGGCAAATCAAAATATAAAATTAGAAAAAACTATTATAAGTAATAGGGAATCAAACTCACAACATGATAAAACTTTTAATAAATTAGCTAAATCAGATATAGAAATAAATGAATCTAAAATTTTAGATATATATGATGCAGTTTTTTATAATACACCTAAAACAGGAACTTATTCACATACCTCTATTGTACAAAGAATACATGATTATGTACATGCTCCCTTAAATCGTAGTTTAGATTCTAAAATAGAACAATTATCTGATGATTTAATTGTAAAAAATGAAGAATTAGATAATAAACAAAGTCCAGATTCGATAAGACAACACCCTGTATATGAAAATGGATCTTTTTTAATAGCTGGAGAAGGTGGCGAAAAATACCCAGGATTAGATACTGTTTATGTTATGCAAGAAGGTTATAAAAGACCTATTGATAATGTAGATATATATCAGTCTATTAGAAAATGTTTTGATTTACCTTTTACAGGTTCTCAAATTTTTAGTGGTTTATATTATGTAACATTAGATGAACTTAATACTATAGATGAAGGAAAACGAATAACAACAACTGGAGACTTAAATATAATAGGAAAAGATTTAGACGTTGACGATACTCTAATAAAAGCAAACTATTCAAGCTATCTTATGGAATTTGAATGTGTAGGTTTAGAAATAGAAGACGCAACAGATCAATTAATAGCAAATCCCGATGCACAATTTTATCTTGATGGAGGATGCTTTATTCAACATACATTATCTAATTTTTCAGACCCCTATCAACAAAAAACTGTAGATCTTAATCTTGGAACTAGTAATGTAAGTTTATCAAAAGGTGAAAAAAGAATAGTAAGAATAGGAAGAAATAATGATTTACAACCTACTATAGATGGTGTTCCCGATAATGTAAATTATAATATAGTTAATGTACAATATAATGGAAATAATGTACAAGATTACATTAGACAATGGGGCCCAGGTACTAAATATGAGGGTATTCTTGATGTAACAGGAAAAGTAAATTATAGAGAATTAGGTATAGATAATACAATTCATGAAGAAAAAGGTGATTTTAAAAAACTAAATGGATTACCTTCTAGTTTTATAATATCTTCAGACGCATTAGGATCAGAAACAAGTGCTTTTGGTACTAGGATGATATATCCTGGAGGATCTGGTTTTTATGGGGATCAATTCCATGAAGATCATTTACAACAAGAAGTATTTAATGATCCTTTAAGTGATTATTATAGACCTGTATTTTATGGACAGCCTATTTTTAGATATAATAGTGATTTTTTAATTTTACTTGGTCATAACACATACAACGATATGGTAGTATTTATTTCTTTAGAAAAAAAAGAACAAAGAAGAAATCAATATGCTTCTGGTTATCCAGGTTCTCGTATATGGGATTTTGATCAAAATTTTGGGTTTCATATAATTGATTTTCGTGAAGATAAATTAAAAGAAAAAGATGAAGGTTTACACGTTTGCCCTTTAGCAATTAACCAAAATAAACTTGGTTGGAAAAGTGGTGATTGGAATACAAAAAGATTAAGATATAAAGGATTTAAAGATGTTGGAACTTTTGGTTTTGAAACAACATCTAATGCACCACAAATTGAAATGGGCGAACCAAACCCATCTGGAAAAAATGCATTAGAATATGGATTTTTCTATCCTCAATATTTAACATTTGCTAACGGTCCAAGTCAATGGACTCCTTGGAATTAAAAATATGGCCTATAGATTAAATACACCTATATCCCCCTATAACCTTTCAGGTTCTACTAATCAAGTAGTAGCCCCTTTAAGTGATATTCCTTCAATAATAGTTGATGAAGGAAATGTCCAAGTTTTAGAACCTGAAATTCCTTTAGAAACTCCTTTAGAAACTCCTATGGGGGTTCCTAACCCATTACCTTTTAATATAAATCTTAATAAAGAATTTTATGGTTATAATAGTGCTTTAGAAGAATTAGATGAAGAATTTATAGAATTTAATGTAACAAAATATACAAATAAAGATTTTTTTAATTTATTTGATAGATTTTTTTATAATTTACAAGAAGATACAACACTTAGTCCTATAATGGGAAAAAGTGGAGCTTATATAGGAGGATATATAAACCCCCGAGATGTAGAAATATCAAATTTAAACAATGAGATAAACCAAGTACAGGATCAAATAGATTCTATAGAAAATGAACATCCCTATTTTAAAAATGGTAAAATAATTGCAAAATCTATTTATAAAGATAATGCTTCAGCAGCAGTAAATGAAGGAAATATATATTACATGCAAACAGGTTTAAAAAGACAAATACAAAATAAGGATGTTTATAGAGGTATGAAAAATAGACTAGGTAGATCTACATCAGCTAATAGTGGACAAACATCTGATCAAGATTTTATAATATTTATAGATGATTTAAATTCTATACCAAGTGGTCCACCAATTATTAATTTTAATGATATTTATACACCGCCATCAGAAGCAGAAACAGATAATATAACATTATATTTAAATAGATTTAATAATATAACTTAAAATGTCATATCACTCAACATCTAATTACTCACCATCCCCAAGAACAAATACTACAAGTACTACGGGACCCGCTGTTGTTGTTACTCAAACAGCAGCAGACCCAGGAAATGTAGTAGCCCCTTTAGATGATACAGTAAATCAACAAATAGATGATACTTTAGCTTTACCTTCTATTTCTTCTAAAACAATAGATAGAACTTTTGGAAGAATTGATGATTATATAGAACTCCATATATACAATAATAATAATCAAATAATTCTTTCTGAAGGAAATTTTAAAGATTATTATTTAGATTTACAAGAAGGACAATCAACAACAAGTAATATACAAATAGATCCTAATAAAATACTAACAGATAGAGGTTTTATTACAGGACAATTTCAAATTAAATTAAATATATTAAAAAATAAAATATTTAATTCAACAGAATTACCCTTTCTTTTAAAAGAAGTATCTACAAGTAGAAGAGAAATTAAATCAACTGCTCCTAAATTAAAAAATAACACTTTTGATAAAGCAGTAAGTGGTTTTATTTCAGAAATAGAATCAACTGTTTATTTTAAAGAATTTTCTATAAATTTTGGAAATGATATACTAATACCTTGTATTAATATATTACTAAATAGAGAACCTGTTAGACATGAATTACTATTAAAAACCTTATCTCCTTTACCAATAGATATACCTATAAGATCTTCATTTAAAGTAGTTGAAGAAATAGTAGATCCTATTATAATAGATATAGATTTAGGAGATCCTGAATTATTTGAAGAAGGTATTCCTTTAAAGGGTCCTAATTTTCATATAGATATTAGACAAAATAATTCAGTTCCTAGTGGATTTAAAAGTTATGATGAACTTTTATCTTATAATGTTACTTCTTCATATCAACATTTATTAAGTAAAATAGAAAACACGGGATTAAAAGTAGATATTCAATATGATCATATAAGAGCAGTATCTGAAAGTTTATCAGGTGTAGATATCCCATATCATTTTGATAATTTTATACACTTTAGTAGCGCCACAGAACGTTTAAATAATTTTAAATATAAATTAGAATTAATAGAATTATATGATAGTCAAGTAAGTAAAATAGGAAATATAACCGGAAACACATCATCATCTTCTGCAGTTGTATTTTCAAAAAATACTATTAATACTAAAAAAGAAAATCTTATAAAAGGATTTGATGGGTATGAACAATTTTTATATTTTGAATCTGGCACCTATTCTTGGCCTAAACAAAATACCTCTAGTCCTTATACATTATACTCAGTATCTTCTTCTCAAGCAAAAACTTGGCTAGGAGATAGTAGAGGAGCATACCCTAATTATGGAGGACAACTTTTATCTGCTTCTTTATTTGATAAACAAAATGAATATTCTTTAGAAAAACTTATTCCAAATTTTATTAAGGAAAATTCAGATAATAATCTTTATGTAAACTTCATTAACATGATAGGACAGCATTTTGATACAGTTTGGACTTATATAAAAGCTATAACTGAAACAAAAAATGCAACACATACACAAGGAAGTATTTCAAAAGATTTAGTTTATTATCAATTAAAAAGCTTAGGTATTGAATCTTTTGATCAATTTGAAAATACTAATTTAATAGAATATATTTTAGGAGAAGGAACAGGAAGCAATCAATATGATGTAGATAATTTTTTCTCTTCTTCAGGAATACCTTCTGAAACTATGATTACGGCTTCAAATGCAGGTTCAATTCCAAAACAAGATATAGCAAAAGAAATTTGGAAACGTTTATACCATAATGCTCCTCATCTTTTAAAAACTAAAGGAACAGAAAGAGGAATTAAAGCATTAATGAGTTGTTATGGTATCCCTTCAACTATTTTAAATATAAAAGAATATGGAGGTTCTACACCTGTAAGTGGTCCTTTAAAAGATTTAAAAACAGCTGATTTTTATAAAACATTTACTTATGAAAAAGCTAGTTTAGCCTTAAAAGGAAATTCAGATACTGGAGGGTTTTTTGTAAAAACAAATTGGTCATCAGCCCTAGCTGATACTTATTTTACTAACGCCCAACAAGAAAAGAAAACAGTTGAATTTAGAATAAAACCTATAAGGTTAGAAACTAACCAACATTTATTTAGTTTATCAGGTTCTTCTAGTGATGGTTTAAATAATTTACCAGCTCAAGATATTCATTTAATTTTACAACCTTATACAGGTAATGATATATCTACTTCTGGTGATTCAACACAATATGGAAAATTAGAATTACGTCAAGGAGCAAGTAGTATAGTAATAACATCAAATTTTCCTATATATAATGGGGATTTTTGGAATATTTTTATACATGCTGAAGATGATCCAAGTGGTACTGATGCTTTAGTATCTTTTGGAGCTTATCAAGCTAATTTTAATAAAAATATACATAAATTTACAACTTCTTCTACTCACCCAAATTATAAATTTACTTGGGGAAGAAATGAAAAAGGAGCTAAACAAGCTTATTTTGGAGGAGTACCTGCAAACCCATCATCAAATTATGATTTAATTGATGGATTAAAATATTCTGGTTCATTTCAAGAAATTAGATATTATTTTGGAGAACTTTTATCTGATAGTACTCTTAATA